CGCGCCGGCATCGACCTCCACACGGCTTTTGCTGTTGGCGACCTCCCCGACGATGACCTTCCCCGCTGTCGTCCACTGTCCAAGCAGTGTGTTGTTTCCATATAGCCTGATCCCGTTGGCAGAGGAGATACTGATCCAGTCTTGCGCGCCGCCATCGTCGCCCAGGATCAGCTCTCCCGCCGTTGTCAGTTCAGCATTGACCGTTGTATTTGTGCGCCACTGCACGGCACCGGACGTAATCGAGATATTGCTGTAACTCGCTGCCACGCGCCCAATCGTCCACGCGCCAGACGACAACTGTGCCTGCACTACGTCAGCCGCATCCAGGAAGCGCACCCCGTTCGTTGGGTCGATCGTTACGTAGTCCGCTGCCGAGTATTTCCCCAGGCCCACCCCGTAGATGTCCGAACTGTACCCGTACAGGCCATTTAGATTTCCAATCGCCCACGCCTCAGTCCAATCGTTGTAGGTGGCGCTATTCCGCACGTTCCCCACGATCGTTGGACCGTATTCAGAAGATGCCTTTACCCCGTGAACGCTATAAATATCAATAAAACCGTCCCCGGCTGCCCCGGTATTGAATACCGCATCCCCTGCATACCAGGTATTTGCCCCCGACCCATCCAGGTCGCGTGTGACCGTGTACGAATACGGACCGCTGCCCGATGGCCCTGCGGTGATCGCCATAAATTCGACCTGTCCATTCGCCTCCATATACACCCGGTCGCCCACCGCCATCTCGTTGTGTTCGACGTAAATTGTCGTGCTCAAGGCATTGAGATCAAACGCCAATTGCGTCGTCGGTCCCACAAGGATGCGCCCGCCGATCGTGGCAATGGTATCCTGAGCGACCAGGGTCTCCACCCACAATTCGGCGGCGTGTAACGTGAGATACTTTTTCGAGAGGCTACCCAGGTTTATGTCATAATTCGTATAAGGCAGCACGTCGTTGCCAGTGGGATTGAGCGTAATATCGCCCGCAGGTGCTAGTGTCAGATTGTCTGCTGTCGTAGTAATGCTCTGCGCGCCGGTAAATTGCAAATCTCCGTCCAACGTGAGACTGCCCTTCCATACCATCGCACTGTTATTTACGTCCATCCAACCAATCAAGTTTGGTCCATCTGTTTCGATGAAGGCGATAACTGCATCACTTTCGAGGGACATGCCAAAATCATACGGACATGAAGCATCTAGTGTTTGCAAACCTGTTCGATAGGGGTAGATGCGGTAGACGCTTCCAGAGGTCTCCTTTCCAATCCATGTGCCGTCGGCCAGCACAATATTGGCGTTGAACGTGTGCTTGCCGGTCCACGTGGGTATAATCGCCTGACTTAGACTATGCGTGTGATCGCTGCGGGCAAAGCTTGTGGCTGTTCCTTCTGCACTAGACGACAAACTTACACTGTTTGCCCCTGGCGCTGCCGCCGCAATCGCATGCTTGTGGTCGCGCCTGGCGACAAAGGCCGCGCTCCCCACCGCCGCCGCGTCGTCCGGCTGGATCGTTGTCGGGGCGGTCGCGTCGAAGATCGCCAGGCTCGCGTCTGTGCGGATGTACGTGCTGGCGCTGCCAGCAGCGTTGCTCGTTGTAAACGTCAACGCCGGTATGCCGCCCGATATTGGAAGATCCGCGTCCACCAGCGCCCGGAATGTTGGTGTGGCAGCCCCGCCACTCGTCGGACCGGCGAACACGCGATTGGCGATCTGCGTATCCAGCCCGAGCTGCTGCACGCTCAGCGAGAGAATCGCATCGGCGTTAGCATCCAGACTGACCGGATTGTGGTGCGCGTCGGCGGCGAGAACGTGGCTGTCGTAATCCGTCTTGAAGGCGCTGAGGTCTACCCCATCGATGGTGATGCCTGCTCCCACGCTGAGATTCCCCGTCAGCGAGCGCGAGCCGTCGCGTAACAGTGCGTCAGGATATTGACTGGTATCCAACGTCCCGATGTGATGCGCGCCGTCCAGCTCGTGCGGGCTGGGCGCATATCCCCCCTCCTCCCCGCCCGTCTCGATCCATCCCAACACGTAGGGCTTGATTTCCTGCAACAGCTCCGTAATTCTCATCGTTTATTTCTATCGTTTATTTCTATCATCCGTGGTTTTCGTCCACTAACGCGCTTTAACGGACCTTTTCAATCCTAACATCCCGCAAATCCTGCTCTGAATACGCGCGTAATCACCCCGCGAAACGTCAGTTAATCCTGTATCGTCCATTTCCAACATCCGTGGTTCTATCCCTGCACGAGTTGCGCCAGCTCCCACGGCGTCGGCGCGCCGCGCGGTGTCACATTCACCCACGCCTGGTTCTCCACATCGAACTCCGCGTACTCGATGAAGAACACGGACGGGTCTGCCAGCAGGTTCATATCCACCGTATTGGGCCAGTCCTTCAACTGGCACCACTTGCCCACCGGCGAAACGTCGCCGCCGAGGGGCTGATCGCTCCACTTCCCGTACAACACGCCGGCATTATCCATGTACAGCTCGATCGTGCTGCTGCTCTGCGCCGGTTCGAGATAAACGCGCAGCGCCCGTTCCGCCGTCACTTCGGCCAGCAAACGCCGCCCCGCCGTCGTCCCCACCGTCAAGAGCTTGGAAATCTCTGTCCCGGCCATCCCGTCGCCGTCACGATAGGGAGAGGCATACACACTGCTCTCGTCCTCGATCTCACAATCCGTCAGGAACTGTCCTTCATCGTCGACAATATCCTCGATCTGCGCCGTGGTCTCCCACACGCCCGTCACCTGGAACGTCAGCGCGCACGGCTGCGTTCCGCCTGTCGCCGGATCGTTATCGTACTCGCTCCACGCCGCGCCATTGTAGGCGTACAACGTCCCGCGCGCGTAACTTGCTGTATCGTCGATCCCCACGCCGAAATAGTTGGTATTGTCCAAACTGCCGGTGCGTTCCACCACTAACCAGTACGTCGTACCCGGGCTGAGTGTGACCCTGGAAGAAGGCACCGCCGACATCCACTCGATGTTCTCGTCGATCGTGTCCCCAACTTCCGCCCCGCACAACAAAGCCCCCGGCGCGCCGCCGGAGTCGCTGTACAGCGAGAGCTCCAAATTGTCGGCGCACGTGCCGGCCAGAACCTTCGCGCGGATGTGCAGCGCGTAGCTCTCCCACGAGAGCGTGCTGCCCAACTGGAATTCCTGCGCCACCTTCTGCACCGTCGTCGTGCCGACCGCGATGATCGTCCCCTTCACCTGGTGCTCCTCCAGGCCCGCCGTCTGCGCGTAATACTGCCAGTCCAGCGTGTCCCACCAGCCGTGCAGCGTCAGCGTGGCGCGTAGATCGCTTTGCCCGTAATTGGGGACGAGTGTCGGGCTGGGATAACGCAGCGCCTCCAGGAGTGTGTCGCGCGTCTGACTAGCGCTCTCTGGGCTGGCCTCGGAGAGGCTGTATTTGAGTTCGCGTGTGCCGTAGGCGCTCACGCTGTCGTCATCCTGCGACCAACCCGTATTCGCCCGTGTGCCCGCCGTGGCCGATCCCGGTGCGAGATAGCCGTACACTACGTTCAAGCGGTTGTACATACTTTCCAGACTCACACCCACTTGGATCGCGCCTACCTGAATGTCGACCGTGTGTAGATATCCCCACCAACGCGCGCTACCCTCGTCATCCCGCAGCGTCACTGGCGCGCGTAACCAGTTCAGCAGCTCCCAGATCGCCCACTCGTTACCCCAGGCCGTTACCGTCGCCTGGCGCGGCCCGCCGATCACGTGCCAGCTATAATTCTGCACGCTGAACCTCACGTCCGGGAAATTCAGCGTCTCCGAAAAATTCCGATTCTCAAACTCCGGCTTGATATCCATCGATCCAAAATCCGAAATCTAAAATCCTAAATCGTAAGGAGCCGTGGCCGGTAATACGCCCGTACCGTGTGCGTGCGCATGATGTCTGTGCCGCTCGAACTGTTCGTGCAGAGGAAATACAATCGCTGCGCCACGCTTGGGTGCAACATCACCGGACTGCCGTGGGCGATATAGTGTCCCGTCTTTCCGGATCCGGCCCAATCGACGTACAGACTGCCCGTAATCCCGTTGTCCACGATCGTCGTCATATAGGCCGCGCCATAGCCTCTGGGGACCAACACGCGGTAACTGTCCAGCGGCGTGAATTGCAGATAATCGAGCGTCAGCGTCGCGCCCCCCGTGAGCCGTCCGTACATGCTGAGTGTCAACGCGTAGAGATCGGTCTCTCCGGTGAGATAGGGCGGCAATTGCACGATGCCGAAATCGATCAGCCCCGTCGAGACGGCCACCTCCGGCGTCTCGGCAATCGTCGTCACCGAGAGCAGCGTCTTGATACACGCGCGCAGGCCGGTGGAGGCCCCCACTACCCGCCCCAACACGCGGAAACGGTTCCCTTTGGCCGTCGCCAGAAATGCCGCGCTCAGATCCCAGCGCAGGGCCAGCGTCTCAGTATCGCCGCCCCAAGTTGCCACCTGATAATATCCGCCACTCGAATCGGCGTTGGCCGTGGCCGCCGCGCTACCGGCCACGTAATTGCAGTCCTCGGCTTCCAGAATGTGGGTGAACGTGGTCGGAGAGGCAAAAACGTTGTTGGCCACGTGTACCTGCCAGGTGCGTGTGGCGCTGTTGTAACTGTTGTAGAACGAAAGCTCCAGCGGCGTAGGCAGTACTCCGCCTACGTCACCCGCCGCGATGTCCACGTAGTTATCGTGCCCGCTGCCGGCATCGTCGTGATTGTAGACCGTGATGCCGCCGGTCGTCTTGCTTCCCGTGCTGGTATTGTCCAGCGCCAGCTCGGTGCGCGCGCCTTCCCAGTAAAACCGCCGCTGCCATATCACCATACAGCGCAGCGCACCCGTCGCGATCCACGCTTCCGATCCTGTCTCCGAGTCAGGGTCTAATCGTCCGTACAGCAGTTCACTGCGGTACACGTCACCGCTGTCTGCCGCGCGGTATTCCACCCACACCTGCGCGCCCTTACCCGTGTTCTGGCGGTGCAGGGCTTGCTGCAAGAGCGTTTCCAGTCCGCGCAGCGCCGTCTGCACGGTGGAGAACGCGCTGGCGACCACAGCCAGCGTCACCGTTTCCACCACGTTGCGCCGTGTTCCCGCCGTCACGTCCCCGCCGTCGCGCACCGCCTGCGCCACTGCCTCGATCACACTCAACTCCGGCGTAACCGGCGCGTAATTCTCCGCCAGGTAGAAACTGTTCGTTCCCCCCGTCAAATTAACCGTCGTCGTCCCATCCGTGATGCGTAGGATCATCAATGTCTCCTGTACTTCTTAACTCTCGAAGAGTGCATACAGTATGACCTTCCAGAGCGGATAACGCATCCAGATACCGTGAATCAAATGATAAAAAAACCACCCACAACGCGTTCGTGGTGCGGGAATGTACCCAACTGGCAGCCAGTTATCGAAATCTTCCAGAACTTCTTCATATTGCCTTTCGGTGAAGAAGGTTTCCAAATGCGTCCCCCCATCTATAAGACAAGCATCACGCTCTGTCAAATAGATAATTCTGCGTTCAGGAGGATTTAGCCCTGCAATTTCGCTTTTCGTCAATTTGTAAATACATCGTCTCATACATCCCCCGTCTACTGTCTACCGATTACTGTCTCCTGCGCAGTAATGCCACCACCCGCTGGGCCAACCGCTCGATATCCAGCGCGTCCTGCACCGCCGTCACCGGCATAGTGACGTTGTTATATTGCCGTTGATCGTACATCCCGCCGCTTGCTGTAGCTGTGGCGGGGAGCATAGTGGGCATAGCTGCGGCGACGACATTCCCCATCACCGCCTCAGTAGCCTTCGTCATTGCTCCTTGCATGGAGCGCAATTGATCGATAAAACCTTCTCCGGTCATCTCGGCAATCCAACCAAAAACCTTCGAGGGACTGCTGATACCTAGCTTCTCTTTGACCGCGTCGATAGCCCGCTGTCCCATGTCCCCCAATGCGTTTTTCACCGCTCCGGCCATCGAGGTAATACCATTGATGAATCCTTGAATCAGGTTCTTGCCGGCGTCGGCCAATGAGAACGATTCGATATTACCCTTCAGAGAAAGCAGGAAATTGACGAAGCCATCGACGAACCCGGAAACAGTACTTAAAATCATATCCAAAACCGCCGCCACCCCATCCTTGAATAGCGTCAATACCCCACCAACCATATCCCACCACGATGACCACGCCGTTTTGAGTGCTGTCAAAGCACCTTGAATATCTCCGGCAAAAATGGCCTTAAAGAAATCACCAACCGCACTGATCCACGACTTGAACGCATCTAGGATGGCACGCACGTCAGCCCCAAACGTAGCAAATGCATCCTTTAACGCTTGCAATAGTCCGGAAATAGCATTGACCACCCCGGCGATGATGCCGATCGCTCCGACCAGCGCTGCGCCAATGATAGCCGCCACAACCCCTACCACGCGCCCTAGATCGTCCCACCCAACACCAAGATACTGCAGCTGCGCCGCTACCTCGGAAATGATTCCCTTGATCGAACCAAACGCCGATTGAATTGCCGGCCAGACCGTTTGCACGAAAGCAAGGACCACGCCCTGCAAGACGGCCCATCCGGTGAGAACATAGGGCAAGGCCTGCTGAATAAACTCGTCGAACTTCGCCTTGATCGCATCGAAGACTTCTACGATCCGCGCGCCCGTCTCCCCACCAAATTGTAGCAACACTGCGCGCAATGCCTCTAAAGGACTCGTACCAGCCTGTATCATCCCAACAGTTGTAGAAATAGCTGTCTTCAATGATAAGAATGCTTGTACAACACTATTGATCGTTTCGCCAATGCTCTGCGCTTGCTCACTGCCAACACCCAACATCTGCAAGAAATTCTCGATGTAACTGCTGCCATCTTCAAAGGTAGAGAAAAATCTCGCAACATCATTTTCGCGGATAACAGCAAGCAAATAGCTAATGGCCTCTTCAACTTGTTCTATCGTGTTGGCAATCTGCACCCCTGGCTCTCCAAGTGTCGCCAACGCCTTCTTGAATGCATCGAGCGGCGTAGCCCCGCCATCGAGCGCCTCAATAAACGTAGCAATAGCTCCACCGACCGTCTCAAAGAAGCGTGTAATGTCCGGGCCATATTTTTCGACCAAATCAGAAAACACTTTTGTGATTCGCCGCCACATCGGGATGAGCGCCGATCCGATCTGGATCTTTAGTGTGTCCAGTGTGCCCTGTAGCGCTTCTTGGGCTCCTTTTAGGGTATCCGTACGTGCCGCCGCAACTTCCGAGGCACTGGCCGCATCGGCGGTCGCCTGAGCCATCGCGTCCCAGCCATCGACGCCTTCAGCCAACAACGTATTGAGCGCGTTCATTCCGTAGGTTCCGGCAACGGTTTGCATGGCCAGGTTGCGCTGCTCGTCGGTCAATCCCGACAAGCCTCGCTCGAACTGCTGCACCAAACTCGGCAATCCGACGAATTGTCCCTCCGCATCGTACAACGAGACGTTGAGCGCGTTCAATGTTTCTACTACTTTGTCTGTGGGGCGCTGCAAATTCGCCAACATACTTTTAAGCGCCGTCCCGGCCTCGGCCCCGGAGATACCACGCGTACTGAGGAGCGCGAGCGCATTATTGGTATCCTCGAGGCTAATTCCCAAAGCTGCCGCCGTCGGCCCCACATTCGTCAATGCGGCGACCAGATCCTCTACCTCAGCGACACTAGCATCCGCCGATTGCACAAAACTATTGCTGATACGCGTCGCGTCTTCTGCGCTCAATCCATACGTCGCCATGGCTACGCTGACGGCACCCGAAGCTTGAGCCAGCCCCAACGCACTAGCGGCCTGAAGATCAACCGAGGCGCGCAATGCTCCGGTCAGTGGTACGGTCCCGCCGATATACCCTTGCATATCGCCGAAAACATCATTGACGCTCAACCCGGCTTTGAACAATCCGGTCATCGCATCCGCCGCTTGCTCCGCATCGATTCCCACGAGTGAGGTGTCCTGACCCACGACTATTGCTGCCGCGCGCAAATCGTCCAGACTGGCGACGGTAGGATCGACGGCGGTTTTCATAATCGCCATCTGACTCTCGAAATCCGTCGCTGTTCCTTTGATCTCGCGCCCTAATCCCGCCAGGCTCCGGGTCAAAGCCTGGACGCCGGCCGCAGCAAGGTTACCCATTACGTATTGGAAAACGTTCTTCACCGTCTGCTGTAGGCAATCTAACGCGCTCTGGGATTGCCGAACCCCTCGCTGTACACCTGAAGCATCAAGTTCGACCTTACCATATGCGCTTCCTAATTCAATCGCCATAATCGCCTCGTTTACCAAATGCCGCTATCCGGCACCTTAACTTTTCTGGCACGGACTTTCAGCGGAGCATACCCGCCCTTTGCCGGAGGTTTCTGCCTTTGAGATTTGCTATCTCGCGTTCCAGCAACGATACATGCAGCATCGAATTGGAAAGCCGCATACTCGTCAGTAATTCCCAGAATAACCGAAGGCCGTATTCCATAGCGATACCCAACCGCATCAAACAAGCGTAGATTGTCCGGGTTCCTTGCGAAAAGGCTCTAGCTTCGTGGCCACCTCATTCGCCCAGTTGAACAATGCTAGCCGGTCACCCATCGGCAATTCGTCCACGGCCAGATGTGTGGCATCGGCCTCGTCAGCAATGGGGGGATCAATAACCGCCGCCAACACCACGGAGTTGATCAACGCAGCGTAATCCGGGAAATCGGCCATCACGAGCTTGTGCGTCTGGCTATCCAAAACCTTCTCTACCATTCCCAGTAACGGAGCAGGAACATTCCCTTGCGCTGCCAGATCCAACAGCCCCACCCGCTTGACACGTACTTCCAATCCAGAAGGCAATGTCACTCTCTCGCCTTCCTGCTGCTTCTTTCGCCACGCCTGCAAATCCATAGGTTTTCCTCCCATCGTTTATTTCCAAAGCGACCGAAGGTCGCTCTCCGTGGTGATCGTCTGTTAATGGTCATTAACGGACGTTTCCAGGCCAAAACAGTCCCGTCTACCGTCTACAGGCTACTGTCTATCTACCTAAAAAACGCCCGTTAACGCTGAAAGCTGACTGCTGATTGCTGATAGCCAGATCACGTTGCCGGTAAGTCGTCAGCCGTCTCGTTCTGTACGATGTCGAAGATGCCGTTGCTGCCATCATCGATGCAGAGGATCGACCCCATATTCGACATCATGAACTCGCCATCACCGAGGCTTCCCTCCAAACCAGAGGTAAGTTTGCACTTGAACAGCTTGATGTGCACGTCGTCGTCGCCATCCGCCAAACTCTTCCCGTAAACCTTGAAATACGGGAATCGCTCCGCGCCCTCGCCGGTGAGGGTGCTCACGCGGGTGGGTGTTGATCCCGAGGTTGAGACCGTGCGCCCGCTCATCAATGCGTAGGCTTCCAGGCTGATTCCACCCGCCTCCAGGCTGGCTTCGACCGCGTCCACTTCACTCACCACGGCTACCGTTTTCCCGTCGCCGCGCAACTCACCACTCACCAAACGCTCGGAGAATGTCATCGTCTGCGCGTAGGGTAGATCGACTTGCGTGTCACCGGCGATATTCGTTAACTTGATGTCGTAAATCCCGAATGGTTTCTGTCCATAGTACGTCATGTGATTGCCTCCTGCTCTCCAACTGATTGTTCTAATATCTCCCGCGCTTGCTTCACCCATGCGCGGATTTGCTTGCTGCTGGCCCAGATCGCCTTGTCCAGCCGCTTGATCCCCGTCTCATCGAGCGCCGCCAGGTCGGCCAGCGTCGCGATCCCAGCCAGCGCCAGCTCAGCCGCCCGCTGTGGCCCCACACCCGGTAAACTGAGTACTGCGTCATCCTGATCCACCACAAACGCGCCGCTGGGTTCGGTGAGCAGCTCTGCAGCCAGACCGGCCTCTGCCACATCCTGCACGAATCCCGTCTTCCGGCACCATTCGTACTGCTCGACGACGCGCCGCACTAACTGTGGCCCCACCCATCGTAATTTCATAAACCCCTCCTCATCCTAGCATTCCGTAAATCCTGTTCTCACCGTCTACGGTATACCGTATACCGGCTCATACTCATCGCGCAATCCAATGCCGGATCGCGCTGATCGCGCACGTCGCCCGCGTGCCGGATCTCCCACACACTCTCCCCGCTGACTCGCTGGCGATGCAGGAGCGCGTACACCCGCGCCAGCGCCGTATCGATCGCGCTATACCCGGACCGTGCGTAGAAATACACCGTCACGAACGCCCGCGAGCTGGTCTCGAATGGCCCGGTGGGGTCCTCCGCCTCCATCGTCAGCAGCGCGCACGGCTGCAGCTCCCCGTTGGCGTCGAAAGCGTCCGGTGTTGCCTGGCGCGAAATCTCCGCCTCGCCGTACACGCCGCCCGTCAGCGTCGCCATCAGCGTGGTGTCGCCCGTTAACACGGCCAGGATTGCGCTGCGCAAGCTCATCAGCTCTTCCTCGGTTGCATCTCAGCCACTACATTGCCGTCGCGCATCGCGCTTGACAGCACTCTCCACGTGCGCGACGTGTACAAATGTCCGTACTGCTGATACCACGGACTCTCAGGATCGAAGTAGCGGAACGTATCGACGTGAAACCCGCGCTTATGCGTCGGATCGCGCCACAGATTCTCGCTCTGCCATCCCACCGCCTGGACGTATAGCACGCCATCGGTCCGGAGGATGCGCCAGCACTCATCCATAAACGCGACCGTATCCCCTAGATGTTCCAACACGTCGATAGCATCGATGTGCGTCGTAGTGTTATCGTCGAACGGCCACGGATGCACATCCAGATCGTGCACCACGTCCACGTATTCCAGCGCCACCCGATCCACGTTCACCCATCCCGGCCTGACGTCATTTCCGCATCCGAGTAGGATCCTCAATCCATCTGTAGTCAAAAGACCTCCCGCAAAATCGCCAGCATCTCCCGCGCCGTGCGCGCCCACGTCGCGCGCTTGGCCAGCCATTGCGCGGCATCTGCACCGGATTGCTTTGCCAGGCTTCGGTGTTCGTAGCAATAACGCATCTTGGCCGCCACGTCGTCAACGTCCGGATCGACCCATTCCCCGATGTCATCCCATTCACCGTAGGCCGCGCGGCTCATCCCCTTGACTCGGATCGGGATGCCCCACTCGTCGATTTCCTCGGCCAATCCCCCGTAATCCGTAGCGATCACCGGCAGGCCGGTCGCGGCGGCCTCGCGGGGCGGTAAGCCCCACCCCTCGCCGCGCGAGGGGAAGACGTAACAATCCGCATCGCGCAGCGATAACCGTAGTCGGGGCCGTCCGAACAGCCCCACGAGCAATTCGACGTTAGGATCCTTGATCCCCTGCAAACCCTGGGGCAATAATTGCCGGAAGTGCAACACCAGCCGCGCGCCGGGATCGTCGCCGAACGCCAGGCGGAACGCGCGGTACGCCACGTCCCATCCTTTACGTCCGTCCGGCGTCCCCGACCACAAGAAGGTGTACGGCCTGCCCTTCTCCCTGGACCGCTCCAACGGCCAATAATCCCCCGGATCGATCCCCCACCGCGCCACGTCGAGCGGTGCGGTCACCCCGTTCTCGCGGAACACCTGCGCATTCCACGTACACGGCACGATCACCTGGTCGGCGTAGGTATTCAACTTCTCTACCCATCCCTCCGGCAACCGTGTCGCCTCGAACATCGTGTGCACGGCCAGTGGGTGCGACCCTGTATCGATGAACGGAATCCAGTCCGGCGTACAGATCGCCAGCACCGGCGCGTCCACCTGCCAGTGCCGTAACGGCTCGCCCATCCCGCTCAACATCGACTCGCCCAAATCCAGCACCTGCACCGGGACCTTCATCGCGCGTATCGCCTCGATGATTTTCAGCGTCCCGTACCCGTAGCCATCGCGTGGATTCATAAACCCGGCAATCACGAAAGGCGTCATTTGTCCCTCCGATCCTCTCATTCCGGTGATCCTGTTATGCTGTCCATCACCATCGGCAACCATACTCGCCACGGCTCAACCGTCAGCGTGACCGTTACAGACTCTGTGTGATATGTCGATGTCCCAGTCACGACAACCGTATGCGTCCCCACCGGCAATTCACAACCCAGCACTGCCCCCGCGCTCGGCATCACCACAGGCGGGATAACTGCGCAGCCCTCAATTGTTTCCAACGAAACGGCCTCCGGTAAGCCGACCTCGATGATGTCTATTTTGAACCAAGCCGTCTCTCCCGCCTGGACGGCCTGCTCTACTGGCTCAATGAAGAGATCGAACTGACCGATGACACCGCCGATGAGCAGTACGACTAGGGCTAGGCGTAGCAGGGCCGTCATTAGCTTACCGCCATCGCCGCAGCGAGCGCGGCGGCCTGATCGTCTGTTAGGGCAATGTTGTACACTGCCCAGCGTGACACAACAGCAGGACAAAAATCGTCAGCCGAACCACCATCATTGTTTGCTCCAATGTATAACGTCCCGCTGCCCTCATAGGGGTCTTCCTCAAACTCAATATCTGTCACGCCATTCCAGAACGCCTTGCCATAGTAGCCCCCACCTAAATCTTGGCCTGAGACAATACAATTGCCAGAAAGTTCATCGCCTTCGCTTGACAGCCCTACTCCACCCCAGTAGTATCGCCGCACCCCGTATCTCAGCGGAAAAATAACCATGCCATCGTCGTTTCCTGCCACCACACTCCTGTTATCCGGATCAACGGCTGTATATGTTATAGCAATAGTGTAGGTGTATAGTGCAATGACACCCGTATCCACAAACTGATCCACCCCATTGAACACCCATCCGCCGTTCCCTAGCGTCGGCGGCGTGGTCACAACTGCATTATGCCCGTTCCCGCTCAGATCAATATAGCTCGCCGCCAAACTAGACGCAGCCCACGGGTCAAACGCCTGGATGCAGTTCTCTGCCGGAATCAGGCCGCCCGCCGTGAAGTCGAACGTCGCCGGAGCAGGGGCAACCGCCGGCGCGTCCCAAAATCGATTCAGAAACCGTCCCATTGCACTACGCCTTCATCACCAGTTCGATCTCGCGCGCCGCCGCCTGGTTCACGCCGGATCCCGAAGTCTGGCTCCACAATTTTAGATAATGCGCAGCGGCCACCTCTGCCGGTAGCACATACGCCTTATCCACCGCCGGCGTGATCTCCACCAGGTTGCCATCGGCATCATAAAGCGGCGCATAGGTCACGCCGTCGTGCGAGACCTCGAATCCCAGGCTTGCCGCCGTCCATGCAGCGGGCATGTGGACGTAGAAGAACGTAAACCCGTGTGCCCGCACCGCATCGCTCTCCGCCGCCCCGCTCGCAATCGTCAGCGTCACGTTTGTCGTTTCTCTAAAAATCTCCGTCATAGCCCGTCTCCCTTTATCCCTTGTGCATCCTGATGAGTCCGTTAATCCGCTTTAACGGTCGTTTTTAATCCTAAAATTCTGTAAATCCTGCTGTGAATACGCGCGTAATCACTATGCAGAACGTCTGTTAATCCGTCGCCGGTAGTGGAAGTTGCGTCGTCGTATCCCCCAACGCATCCTCCAAATCCTCTTCATCGCCGTACAACCACACCAGCAAATTGTTCGCGATCGTTGTTGCCAGGCTGAACGTGAACACGTTCTGCGGCAGCACGCCCAACCAGCCGGCGTAATCGTCCAGCGCTTGCCACGGCTGCGAGCCATTCGCCCAGCCGCGTAACTTCTCGACGAAAAGTGCGTCGTCCATCAGCACCGCAGTTTTGTAACATATACAGTGCACGTGGATCGGCAGGACGATCTCACCTTTCGGGTAAACGTTCGTGCCGTCCTCACCGTTGACAACCACATCCTCGCACGCGCACCCAATGTCCGGGTGAGAGGGACTTAAGTTGATCGCCTCTTTCTCTACCCACGGCAGCTTGGCGAAGATACTGTCAGTCGCCAAATGATGCGCGACCTGGATTTCGTTGCGCGCCAGGCGCAGCGCGTTGTACGCCACGCCTTGCCCGGCGCAGGCCTCCCGTGAATACAACCCCGTGCGGTCGCCGCTGGCAATATCCTGCTTCGTCAGCTTATAGAGCCGTGTGCTGGTCCAGCGGGGGCAATCTGCCCCGGCTCCCAAGTAATCCTGAAGCAGCTTGGCGATGTTCCACGCGCTGTTCCCATCAGCCACACCCTGGGCCAGAATCTGATTGATCCCGTTGAGGCTCTGCGTTTGCAGATTCCAGATGCGCCCACTCAGCGGTATCCCATCGCTATAAATCCGCTGATTCGCCGCCTCGATCACTGCCTGTAACTGCGGCCTAAACACCGCATCGAAATCCGGCTCGTCAGCTTCTGCTTCGCCCTGTTCCTGCAACAAACGACCGGCCTGCCAATTTCCAATCTCCAATTTCTCAATTTCAAATTTCTTTCTCGCCCATTCATGCTGCACCGCCAGCATCCCCACCGGCAGCGTCACCGCCTGCCAGCGGAATGCCTGGAACGTCGCCACCCACTTGGAGAAGAAACTTTCGGCCTCGCGACGTATTGCCTGCTGCGCGGAAAAATAGCCGACTGTGTTCAGCATCCCGTTTTCGTCCGCATTGCGCGCCAGAATCGATCTCAGAGACTCGCCTAACGCCAAAAGCCCCTGGTGCGTGGCTCCGATCAGCGCCAAATGCACGCGCATCAGCGCCGCCTGCTGCGCCTCCGCAATTACCCCTACCGTTAGCTGATCTAATCCCGATCCTGTCATTCTGAAAATCCTGCTATGATCCTGCTCTCGGTATCTGCGTCAACAGTCTATCCAGACTCCCGGCCATCACACCCGGCGCGCCTTCGCTCTCGTCCCCCTGGGGCGCGAGCAGCGCCTCGATGTCCACGTCCGGCAGGAACTGCTGGATCAACGTCCAAATTGCCGGATCGGGCAACCCCAACGCTCGCAGGCGCAGAGCCGCGTCCGCAATGTCACGCAAATCGGCGGGCTTCAACACCCGCTTGGCCTTCCAGTGATACTCCACCGTCAGCGTTTCCGGCAGAAGCCCCGCCAGCAGCCAGGCCAGTTCAAAGAGCGGTCGTAAGATTTCCTTTTGAATCCAGGGCCGCAGAGCTTCAAGCGTCTCGTCGTACTGCTCCTTCTGCTTTTCCAGCACATCGCGGTTCAAATCTTGCCCGTAGCCCAGCAGACTCATCGGCACCGGCGAGGCGACCCACCAGGTGCGGATGTGGTGCATGATGTCTTCGATGTCGCTGACTTTCGCATCGCCCTCGACCGTCTTGATCTCCGCCGTGCCGAAGAAGTCCTGGATCGCCGCCAGCGGGCTGTCGAGAATGTCAGCATTAGTTTTCTTGTACGCCTCAATATCCTGCGGCGTCGTGCCGGGCGGGAACTGGTGATTGTATTTCATCCCCGCGCGTGTCTTGCGTCGGGTGGCGACGTCGCGCTCGCCTTCGGTGACGTGCTTCCACGTGCCGGTGGCACTGCGGAAAAGTGGCCGCCCGTAACGTTTCCCCTCGTCATGATTCCACCGTGCGTGGATGATTTGCCACTCCGCAAACCACAGGGCGTCGTTTGGTCCGGGAATTCCCCACGTGTATGGTTCATCGCTCCACCAGAAGGCAAAACGTGGATCGTCGAATTCGTCGCGCTTGTTGGAATTGCGCTGCATCTCCAGCGTCGGCTTACGCGTCACTCCCACGATCTCGCGCGCATCGCTAATCTCGACCTCGAGGAACGAATCGCCATCGCGCGCTGTCAAGCGTATCCAATCATCCAAACGTGAGACCAGGTCCAGGCGCTCGATCAAAGCTGTGGCAATCTCATCAGCCTGCGGGTTCCCCGCCGTTACTGTCAACCCCTTGCCCACCATATCCTGCGCCAGCGTGTGGAGAACCTCATCCGCGCGCGGATCTTCGTCATACATCTTCTGGCACGTCTTCACCACCGCGGTGCGCGTTCGGTCGGCCTCCATCCGTGCCATGTCTGCCCCGGCGCTGCGCTTCTCCGGTCGCCCGGCCAGCATTTCAATCGTTGTCGTGACGGCCTTCTCGCGTCTTCGCCATCCGGTGAACAAACGTGTAATTTGATCGATTAACGCCATAATGCTCCTACATCGGACATCCGGCCTTGATCCAGACCCACAACGCCCCGGCCATAATCAGCCACTCGACAACGAATAAAACGATCCATAAGACCTCAACGATAATGCGCCTGACCTTAGCGCAGCAAGCCGCGCAACATCCCTTCCAACCGGCCAAGGTTACTCTCCAACGTGCTCATCACGATCCCGTACCGGCTGTTCAATTCCAAAAACTTGCCGTAGAAGACCGTGTGCCCCAGTGCAATCACCAACCGCTGCGCGTCCCCTGAAATCGTCACCGTGTCTGTCTTCAATGCCTGGTCCGCCGATACGCGCCCCACAATCGGATTCAGTCCAAATCCATCGACTGCAAAAAATAACCCACTGCGTGCGTTGCCCGTGCGATCTTCCCACTTTGCCCCGGACCGCGCCGCGTTCTGTACCGACGCGCCCCAGTATGCCGCCACCGCGTGCAACGCCACGTAGATGTACCCACCCTCGCCGAACTCCTCCTCGATGCGCTTGTTCAACGCACTCGGCTTTCTCACCCACCGGAATGTCAACGGCTGTGTCATTTCCTGATCTTATCATTCTGGAAATCCTGCTCTCCCATTCTCACTGTACCGCCTCCGCCTCGGCTACCACCGCCACCCGGCGATTGGGACGCACGAATACCACCTCGTAGAGCACACCCGCGCTATCGTTGAACCGGTCGCCGACCTGCACATTGCCGGTTGTGCCAAATAACACGACCACCTTGCCGTAACTTCCGCGCGTCTGCCCATCCTGGCGCACACTGCCACCGCCACCCATCCGCGCGATGCGCACGCTCTGCGCTGTCAGCGTCGTGACTCCGCGCCGCAGCA